GGTAAATGGATAAAGTATTACAAAAAGAAATAATAAATAAATTATATCTAAATCCTTTACAAAAACAGACATTAATAAGAAGACAAAAAGAAGCAAAAGAAAAAGAAGCAGCAAAAGAAAAAGAAGCAGCAAAAGAAAAAGAAGCAGCAAAAGAAAAAGAAGCAGCAAAAGAAAAAGAAGCAGCAAAAGAAAAAGAAGCAGCAAAACAAAAAGTTTTATTTCGCACTACTCAACCAGTATTAACAAATATGAATACAAATGATTATATTAATAAATTATTTAATGATGATAATTTATTAACTAATTTAGAAAAACTTCATGTTAATAATAAAAATATAGAAGTAAAAAATCAAGGAACAAGGAAAAGAAAACGACAAAATAATAATATAAAAAATGTTAAGAAAATTAAGTTAGACTTAGAAAAAATTCAAGAAGAAATAAAAGAATTAGAATATATGTTTCATATGGGAAAATCTACACCTTTCACTAAAAAAGAACTAAAAGAAAAAAATGTATTACGTAGAAAAAAAGAATTTGCGAAAACATATAAAATAAGTAATAAACCTATAACTCCATATAAGATTATATATAAACCATTATCTAAAGCAGTTATTACAAGAAAGCTAAATAAATTAAAAGAACAAGAAGAAGCCTTAAAATTAATTTTAGAAAAACGGTTACGCAGTGGTAAATTATAGATTATTTCTTATTATATATATACACTTTTGATGTAATCGACCAGCTCATTGGCAATGTAACCATATTTAATTCTTCAAATTTAGTATTACTATGAGACTTTGAACATACAATTATACATCCAGATTTTACTTCATTTCCTAATTTCTCAAATAATTTCTCATTTACTTCTATTGTCATAGATAAATTGGAAATAAATATCCAACAAGCATTGCTATAATTTACAGAATTATCCAACATAGAAATACATAAGAATTCAATACGTTTCCTAACTGAATCATCTCTAATTCTTTGTAAAGCAGTATTTGCTTGAACTATTCTTTCTGCCACATTTTCTATTCCTATCGTTTTTATTGAAGCATTTTTATATGCCATACCAATTATTACTTTACCTATTCCACATCCAAGATCATAGAAATTACGATACGGCGGTAATATTTTTGATAATGGGGCATACTTTGAAAATATTTCATATAAAATTGGTATAGATTCTTCTTTTAATTCTCCATATGTTAGATTAGTATTATTATCTTGTATATTTACTCCAAATCCAGATAAACCATTATATAAACGAGTATATGGAACTAAAGATCTTTTAAATGTTTTTTTTCTTGTTGATGAAATTTTTCGTGTCGGAGAAGATGGAATAGGAAGATTATTAATATTCTCCATTTGAAGATTCTGATAAAAGTAATTTAAAAAAACATATGAAATTTACTTAGATGGCTGCTTCATTACTCCGAATATTACATAGTGGAGTTCAAGATGAACGATTATTATGTCCAAAAGGACAGCCAGATATAGATATGTTTTCAAAAGTATTTATACGAGCGGGTCGTTTTACAACACAATGGGTACGATTAGATTTCGATACAATACCAACACTTGGAAATACTTGTACTATTACTATTCCCCGTAAAGGTCATTTACTATCAAGACTTATATTAGTAACAACATTGCCAGATATTGGAACTCTTCAACAACAAGCATCTTCATATGCGTTATCAAATAATTTAACATATTATGGACCCACTTTTGGATGGACAAATAGTGTAGGACATGCTCTTATCCAAGAAACAAGTATCGATATTGGAGGAGCAAGAGTTGAACGATTGGATGGAAGATTATTAGAAGTATTAGACGAATTTTATACTCCACTTGAAAAACAGAATTCTACGAATGCTCTTATACTAAGAAAACAAAATGGATTTTCTCCTTCTAGTTTTGGAAATAGTTCAAATCCATCTATTGCCGTTACACCTCTTCCTTTTTGGTTTAGTTGTGGTGATGCTGGCCTTGCTCTTCCTGTCGATGCTATACAATCTGATATAATTAAATTAAATATAACATTTAGTCCTTTAAATTCATTATATGTTTCATCCGCACAAGTTCCATTACCAACTACTTTACCCGCTGGAGGAGATGCTTATTTTCCCCTCAGTAATGCCATATTCTATAGTTCTGTTCCGGTTGGTAAAACTGGATCCAATGTATATGGCCTTACTGGAAATCCAAATATATCTACAAATGTATTTCAAATACCGGGAATACAACTTCCTACGAATTTTTCTCTCGGACAAACATATGTAATGGCTGAATATATATATCTTGATAAACCTGAAGCCAATAAATTTCGTTTAGCAGATATTAAAGTTCCTATTGTTCAACATTATCCATTTGATCCTATTGATAGTCAAAATCTCAATAAGATTAATTATAAATTTAGTGTTCCAAATCCTACACGCAGTTTATTCTTTTATTTAAATCATTATGATGCCATACGATATAATGCTCCTTTTTTAGCAACACGAGATTTATCGGGATCTGACTCTACATCAACACCTTGGTGGCCGGATGCTTCAGGTCTTGATGATAATCAATGGTTAAGTACAATTCGTTCCGCATTTTCAACACGATATTCTGAACCTCTTAATCATATAGCATTACAATATGAAGGAAAATTAGTACGATTTGCTTCTGATGCTCCTTCATTCTTCCGTAGTATTCTACCATCTCTGGAAATGAGAAAATCTCCGTGGATTCATAAATACTATTATACTTTAATGTTTGGATTACAAAATGGATTACTTCCTCCGAGCCTACCATCGGGTGAAGCTAATTTAGATAAAATGTTGAATATTGAGTTGCAATTAAGGTTGCATCCCAATACTGGTAGTCTGAATCCAAATAATGTAAATCGTTTCTTCTTATATTTATGGGCTGAAACATATAATGTTTTACGCATTTATGGTGGGCGTGCTGGATTATTATTTGCGTATTAATTTATTTCTTATGTTTATCTTTTGCTTTTGATGGTATTCCTTTCTTTACTTTTGGTTTATTATTACTCTTAAACCCTTCATTCTTTGTATAAAAAAAATATGTAGTAAGTAATAATAGAACTAATAAAAACCAAAAGTTTTTCTCTAACAACTTCAAAATTTTTTTCATTCTATAATAGGATAATATTTTACTTTTTAATAGTAGATTAAAGATATGAAAAAAAGAACAAGAAAATTAAAAGGTGGATCTAACTCAATTCGTTTTCATTATACAAAAAAAAATAGTCGTATCAAATGGACTGAAACATTATACCCTTATGGATATCAACTTATAAAAGAAATTTCTAAAATACCTTGGGAATCCTATAAATATGATGGAGAATCATCTATTTTAATAGGTGATGATGAAGATCAAACTCTTAAAGATATAAATGGTTCTGCTATTCTTCCGACTCCAGCATATATTATATTAGGTGGTGCGTGTTGTGAAGTCTTAGATCATGAATATAATAAATTAGTAAAATTAAATGATTATGTTGATCCTACTAGCGATATTGACATTTTATTATCACCTCCTATTTTTACTGCTACTATAGATGATGAATATAGAACAGTTATCTATAATAATGGATATTCAAAATTAATAGATCATTATACTCAATGGTTGTTTAAACAAACTGTAAATATGATTAAAGAATTTCAAAAGATTACTACATTACCATTAGAGAAAACAAGCAAAGAAAATACTGAAGAAACTAAAAATGCTGATTTGGAAGAACCTGTTGGAAAATTCTTAGTTACTAGAATTCATAGAGGTGATATGATTAAAATACAAGTTACTACTACCGTGAAGTTTATAAGCGATCATATATTAGAATTTGTATTAGATTCTAAATATCCTCCATCTACAATGTTTGGTAAAGAAACTCCTAATAAAAAATCATATACTAATATTGATGATATTTTTATTGAGCAGCCATATACATTATTACTTGGACAATTAAAAGGATTTTCTGGAAGAAAGAAATTATATGAAGAATTAAATAATAATTCTAAAAATATATTATCTCATAAAGTTTTGAATCATTGTGGAAGAATACTCTATTTAGCAAAATTATTACAAGCACTACATAAAAAGAAAATAGAAACTTATGTATCTATATCAGGATTATTTTATATGATTCATAAAGATATTAAAGTATTTAGAACTAATTTTTGTGATATTATCCATAAAGATTTTTTTAAAACCTTTATTGAATGTTTTACTGATTTTCCATCATATAATAGTTATGTAAAACAATACAAATTTATTATCTAAATCCATACAAATGATTTAGTACAATATTCATTTATAATATTAAATTTATATTTTAATAAGAAAAATTCTATCTCTAATAAACAACAATGTAAAAAACAAAAATTAAAAATTCCTTTCACATCTTCTCTTGTTATATTCATTTTATCTAAATATGATTCTAATAAAAATTTTTCTATATATCTTGTATCTTCAATTGATTGTTCATTTTTGAAAAACTCAAATATTTGTTCTGCCCTTCCTCCTATCATTATATCATAAAAATAAACACCATCTTGTGTTTCAATCCCGCAAAATGATACTAATTTTTCTTTTGGAAAAAATTCTTTTTCTAAAAGTTGAATAAAAAGAACTATACTATCTGAAATCATATCAGTTCGTAATCGTATAACATATTTATATCCTAGCTCTTTTGCTTTCAAGCAACCATTACGAATTGCTTTTGATTGATAATTCGTTTGTGTATTATTTATTGGAAAATTATCTTGAACAATTATAAATTTATTATTTCTTAACATTTCAATTAATATTTTATCTTGATCTAACCATGTTGAAATTATTTTATTTTTTACATTCTTATATGTTTCTAATAAATATGATACATATTCTTCATTAATAAGACCTGTTATTACAATACACGTTTCATCCATTCTATTCTTTTTTCTTAAATGTTTGTTTAGGTTTCTTATTATTTTCATAAATATTCTTTGCTGCTTCCAGACTTAGTTGTTTCACATCTATTCCACTAGGAATTGATACAAATATTGGTTTCTTGGAACCAATAGTTTTTTTATACATATAAATACCATATTGACCTGTTTTAAAGATATAATCTCCTAGAGTATGTAAAGCGTCTGATTTGTTCTCTAGTCTTCCTATAATACTCTCAACTGTATCACCAGATTTCAATGAAATATTCTTATTATCATATTCAATATATTCTCCAAATTTACCTTTCTTTCTTATTAGAGGTTTTTCTTCATAATAGCCAAAGATATCTGGTTTTGTTTGTTCTTCTAAGAATTTTTTTACTATAGAATCAGTAATATTTTTAAATTCTACCTTTTCTGGCCATCCTAGAAATTTTTTATCTTTTACAAGTACTGGACCAAATTTACCAATCACCGCTTCATATCTATCACTCAATACTATTTTCTTGGAATTAGATATTTCTTTAGAAGGAACTTTCTTCAAAGTTTCATATTTATCTTTATATGAATTATAAGTATCAGAACAAACTTTTCTCCATTCTTCAGAACCATTTTCTACTAAATCAAGTTTATCTTCCATCTGTTTTGTAAATCCATAATCAAAGAGTTCTTTGAATTCTTTCATACAAAATTCATATACTTGTGTTCCTAAAATTGTTGGCATCATTTTTTGTTTATCTCCAGATTTTGTTTTACTTACTAGATTCTTTTCACATGGCCAAGTATTTGGTTTCGCAAAATATGTTAGCAGTTTCACTTCTATTTTAGGTTCTTTATCAATTTTCACATATTCTTTATCAACAATTGATGCTACTAATGAAGCAAATGTAGATGGGCGACCAATACCTTTCTTTTCTAATTCACGAACTAAGGTTGCTTCATTATATCTTGGAGCAGCATTTGTTATTTGTTGATTCGCTTGTAAAGAGTTCCAAGTAATTTTTGTTCCAAGCGTTAAACTTTCTGAAGTTTTCCAATTATCTTCTATAGGATTATCTTCTTCATCATCTAAGTTACTAGCATTTTGTCCAACAATTTTCCATCCTTGGAATATAGTTCTTTTCCATACTCCTTCATATGTAAAACTATCTTCTTCAATTTGCCATTGAATTCTTCGTTCCTCTCCTTTCATTGGAGACATAACACTTTGTAAAGCTCGTTTATAAATTAGATTGTAAATATTCTTTTCTTGTATATTAAAATCTGCTGATAAAGTTTCTACATTGAAATGAGTTGGACGAATTGCTTCATGTGCCGCCAAAATCTCTGATTTTGGTGGCAATACTTTGGATTTATCTTTAGATAAATTCTCGTGGGCCGCCAAAATCTCTGATTTTGGTGGCAATACTTTGGATTTATCTTTAGATAAATTCTCGTGGGCCGCCAAAATCTCTGATTTTGGTGGCAATACTTTGGATTTATCTTTAGATAAATTCTCGTGGTCCGCCAAAATCTCTGATTTTGGTGGCAATACTTTGGAT